TTATTATAAACTTTATCCGGTCGATTCATTGAGTAGCCTCTATATCCTCTTCTTTTTAAATAATATAATAATCTTGGTTTATTGTTTTCCGCTAAAATAGGCATGCCATAAAAAACAATTGCCATTAAAACATCTTCAAAAAATATTTCAGCTGTTTGAGGTCTTGCAACATATTCTAAAAAGAAATGTGTGCTAGGTACATCTTCATGCATATTAAAAGAAGTTAATCCGTGCAAAGCTCCGTTAGAGCCACCGCCGTCAACTGTACCGCTAATGTCATAACTATCACAACCAAAAGAACCAAAGTCGGAATTGCCAGGATATTTAGTTCCATTTTTTATTTCAATAACATTTTGCATTGAAACAGGTGGTATCCAAGACAATTTAAACCTACCATGAGGATTAGGGTGCCATTCTACTGTGGTATCTTGAACACCATTTTTCCACTGAAAAGAGCCTTTGTTTATATAGCCTTTTAGCATTAACTCCTCATTATAATCTATTTGTTCGTATATTTTTGTTAAATTAAATATAGACTCTTTTGTTTCATCTCTAAAAGCGTGCTGCTCTGTTTTTGGGAATTGCCTATAAAATTCATTTAAAGCGTCAGAATTGTTTTTAAGTCCATCTGCTTCATTCTCCCAATGCTCGATAACTCCATTGTGGATAGTTCCTCCGTCGATTCCTTTAGTAGGTTCCTCTGGAGTATCGAAGACAGGAAATCCATACTTATCGATGAATCCCTCGTAATTCCACTCCATAGGTATGAACATAGCATATAATCCACTAGAAGTCTGCCCATTGCGATTTCGCTTCGTTTTTGTGAGATCTGAGTCATCATAAAGTTTTTTAAAGTTTTCGCCCCCTTTATCAAGTGAGTTTGAGGTTGATCCCATTAAACATTTACCAACAATCCTAGCCCCTAGTCTTAAACAAGTTTTTGTAACTCGCCAATTGTTTAAAATATTATCGGGTTTATCCCATTTGCCGGACTCGTCATGAACTAACAGTTTTAGTTTTTCACCGTCATAAGAGTTGTCGCCTGTATTTTTCCAATCTATAGTAGTATCCAAACCTTCTTCTGATTCTTCAGTTTTTACTTTAAAACTATTTCTAGTAAGTTTAGAAGCTGGTACTCTATAAGATAATTCTGTTTTAGGTTTGTCCATTCCATCTTGTATCGGTTTAAAAAAGAATGGGTAGTTTGATGATATTGGAACTACTTTATCAGTAAACATTTTTTTAGCATCAGCACCTGATTTGGATAATATACCAAACCTTGAGTCTCTTGACGCTGTAGCCAGGTTAACAGTTTCTGATGATGCCATGAAGCTAAAGCCAGACCGTCTATTTTTGAGGTAGCACATTCCATAGCATCTTTCGTCTGCTTTACAAGCTTCCCAGAAATAGAAGAATAGCTTATTTGATTGTCTAAAGTCTGGAGCGCCAATATCGATTTTTGTCCAGTTAAGGTACATATAATGCGATCCTGTAAGATAACACGAGGACCCGTTGCACATGAACCAGTAACCATCATTACGCCTATTAAATTCAGTGTCAATATAATCGTAGTACTCTTCTTTAATATCTTCCGGTAACGTTTTAAATTCATGAACTGATCTTATTTTTTTTAACGAAGAAGGCTTTTGTCTTCTTCTAAACACTTGTGAACTTTTGTTAAGTTCATTACCATCTATTTTTTTAGGAGCCGAGGGTAAACCTATTCTAAGACCTTGAATCTCGTATATTTCACCAATAGTTCCATCTTTACTGATTATAACACAATCGAGATCTTCGTTATATCCGTATTTATATTTTTTGTATCTATTATTATTTTTAACTTTTTTAGAACTAAGATGCTCTAAGCTTACATTATATAATATTTGTTTATACATTATTTAACTCGATTTTCAACACCTAAAAATTTAATAGAATCTTTTTCAGTTTCTTTTTTAGTATTATCTACTTGTTCTATTCTATCTATAATTTTAAAAGAATCTTCTATTGCTGCCCATTTTGCTTGTGCTGCAATTTTTGCTTTTTCAGGATCAAGCTCAGCTAAGTCAATTTTTTGGCGTATTACTTTATCTAACTCAATTAAAGCCATTTCAGCCGCTTCAATTATTTTCTTGCGTCTGTCCATATTTAATATTTACGTCATTTGATTTAATTCTATATAATTTTTTACCCTCAATATTAAATTCGTATTCAGAAGCAGGTGTAAAGCCTACTATGTCTCCTACGGATACACCTAAGGACTTTAAATAGTCGTTGCTATACACAAGCTCTCCAACTAATTCTTTTTCGCTTAAAACGCTCCACTTGGAGTCTTGTTTTACAGGCTCTACAAAACAAAAATCCGGTAAAGATTTCCATTCGCCTTTTTGTTTATAACCAAATATTTGATCATGATAAACAGTGTAGGTGTTTTCTGTTACAAACGAACCAGAGTTGCGCTCATTACCGCGAGCGTCGAACCATCTTCTAAAAACATTATGATGAATAATTACATCATCTCCTTTTTGTACAGGAGTTTTTATATTAATAGGTACACTAATTACTTTTGCAATTCTATTTACAAAATGAAAATCTCTTTCTGTAATTTCAGTATTTAGTATAAGTTCTTTCCCTTTTAGATCTTTTTTATTATTGTAACGTTCTTCTGTAAATATAATATAATTGTATAGTGATCTCATTAATAATCTAAATTGTATTCTATTGAGACGGCCATGTTTTTATTAAAGTGTTTCCATGGCAGCTGTGACCCGTTTTTTTGAATATAAATTGAATAACCTTCGGGTTTTTCTATAATGTCGCAAATCGTGTGCCCTCCGTAAACTTCTTGTCCAACGGAATAATGCATTGCTTCATTTTTATAATCTTGGCCTACTGATATTTTTCTAATTAATTTCATTTTAATATGTCCAAAGTGTTACAGGAGGAGCATCAGGATAACCTATACCCACGTGCACAAAGTTACTTTTTCTACTAACTCCTATTCTAGTAAAACCTACATCCATTGCGGCTTTTACTAATTTAAATGTGTTTTGTCCTCCCACTGAAGCTATATCAACTGCAGCCCCATAAGCGTGTTCTCCGGGTGATTTTTTTTTAGCCTCTATAGGATGATCTGGGCTTCTATATGTTGATGTTAACTTTATAGGATCGCCATATACTTCTCTTAGCCTGTCAAGCATTTTGAGAAGCTTTTGATCCATCATCTCAAAATTACTAAATTCAGATTCACTAAAGTATTTCATTTTTTATTTCTATCTTTTAATTTCATATAAATATTCATCCCTGTATATAGTATCGTCATGATTAATACTACAGTTTGTAACGCGGGGTTAATGTTAGGCATTACTGAGAATGCCACCGCTCCGACATTTATGCCGTAAATTTTTAAGTCGTTCATTTTTGATGTTTGCTGTTTCCAAATACTTTTTCAACTCCACGCGATCCAAAATAACCGCCAATTACAATTGTAAGTAAACCAGTTATTGAATCTAAAGGGTAGCCCATATACCAGCCGGCTACATAACTTACTGTTAAAAAAACTAAAGTTAAAGGACGAACATTTGCCGCAAGCCACGATCCTGAAGTTGCATCCGCCACCCAGCGTCTTGTTGTCCCGTCTATTTCAGCTCTTTCAATATCTAATTTTTTAAGCGCAATTTTTTTATCCCCCTCTGACATATCAGAGCCGCCTATAATAGCTTGTATTACAGAGCCTACAGGCGTATCACCTGCTATTGCACCAACAACGTTAGGTATTTTTTCTAATAAAAACTTCCCAACGCCGGTGTCTTTAAAACGTTTTTTAGCCATATTTAATTTAAAATTAATTTATTTAACAAGTTCCCTGTGGCGTGTCGGTGTGTGCGCCATAACCCGAACTAGTAACCAGCAAACATTGCGTCCCGCCAAATCTGCTCGATGTAAATAATACATTCAAACCTATAGGATTGCCAAACCCTCCGGGAACATACGAGGATGCTGTAAACCCACCACCACTGTTAAAATAACCAAAAACGCCGCTTGTTGTATTCCAAGTAGTTGTATAATAAG